TTGATAAGTTTTATCTTTAAAGGCCTTTAATTCGTTACACACTTCATCTGGATGCTTCAATATCAGACATTTAATCTCAAGTTGTGAAACTTCACCCTTTACCATTAATTCCTTAGTGGTTGTAACTTGTTTGGTTACACCGAAAAGTCCTTCTAGTACAAGTTTATGTGTTTTAGTGCCGTCAAGCGTTCCGGTAAGTCCTATGCGATATTTTGTATTAATACATGATGTTAATATGTAAGTTAATGATTGTGCTTTGAATAGATGTGCTTCATCACCAATTACATAATCAAATTGTTCGAAGAATTCTGGTGGTTGTCTGAATAATGACTGCCATGTGGATATTGTTAAAGCTTTATCCGTATCTTTTTCTTTACCCTGATATATTCTGTGCACATTATCTTTTACCGAAAATGGATCTTCCGATGAATAGTCAACAAAGTCTGAAAATAATTGTTCCACCAAAGATGTTGTCGGAACTATGATTAGTCCTTTTAGACCTTGATAATCAAGAAACTGCCTGAATAACATGTAAATAATCAGAGATTTACCGGACGCTGTTGGTGATAACAATAATGACCGGCGTTTCTGCATTGCATCACAGAAGGCTTGTATTTGATGTTCCCGAGGTTCTATTTTTTTACCACCGGAATGCAGATTCAAACTGTCTATAAATTTCTTTGCATGATACACAGAGAATTCATCTTCCAGTTCTATACCATCATTATACTCTATGGTATACTCTCTCGATTTGCAAAATTCATCAATATAAGGAATCAATCCCAGATATATTTGATTTGTGGTTAGATTGAACAGACGTATTTTACCGTCCCAGATTTTGTCCCTGAATGCTGGAACGAATTTATAACCAGGAACAAAGAATGTAAAATACTCAGATAATTCCTGAGCAATATGTCTTTCACATTTTATCTTGGCGTATACTTCATTTTTTTTAGATACAACTATATCAATCATTGTCCACCAATAAATTTTTCCCAGCCGATGTAATCTCGTAATTGCCAGGTTCTTTGTTTCAATTCACTCATGATGGATTCAACAGTTGATACCGCTTCATCATGATACATTTTCTTTTCCAGAAGTTTTATTAAATCTAAATCTGATTCCAAATATGTGGGTATATCGGTCTTAAGTTTAAATTGAAAGGGTGACCAACCTCTTTCATCAAGTTCCTCCTGTGAGAGTTTACCTGTGAAATATTCCCATTTAACCTTTTTCATTTTAAGAAAGTCGAAATGAGCCTTTTTAGAAGCCATTTTATGTCTCATTAAAATCTGTAGGTACTTACTATGAAGTAGTGGTATTTTTAAAAGTTCTTTACCAGGTTCTGTCTGGTCTATATGAGAATCTGTTTCCCAAAGTTTGAAGATTTGTTCAATGTTTTCCATAATATATTAGATTTTGTTACTTAGTTATGTAGGTAAGAAATTAAAATGGTCAAAAACGAATTCAGCGGTTGCTGTCATAACATCGTCTGCACTTTTTGAACTATCAAATTCAACATCCGAAAGAGATATTGGAAATACGTTATTAAATTGTATTCTCAAAATAGGATTGTTTAAAGCGCTCAGTACAGTCAAACTTGCATCTGAATAATAAGATGGTTTACCCACACTTAATTTATTACTCATTGCATTCAGTCTAACACGATCCGGAAATCCTTCTGGTGAAGCAATAGACCTAAACCATAGATGCAGTTGTTGCCATGCTAATAACTTTTCATCCATCAGAAATGTAATTTTCAAGTTTTCGTATTTTATTTTATTGCCGGGAACATGAAGATTTTCAACCATCGTGTTAAAAGCACCTGAACCTATAGACATTCCAGGTAAATTTACAGATTGGCAGAAGTATTGCACAGTGTTTATCTTACCAAAAGTTAATAAAAACTTTGTGGGTTGCAATAGGTCTGTGGTTTGAGGTGTTCTAGTTAATGCGGTCATATGATTATTTATGAGCCAAAAAAAACAGGACCCGAAGGTCCTGTTTTGAGTTTCACTCTTGTCGGTGAATTTTTATGTAATACTAGATTACATCAGATTTTTAACACCGAAGATGCGGTAGTAAACGTTTGAACGTGCATTCAAAGCGCCATTACCTTGTGCCAAGCCTTGAGCGAATGGATTTGCAACCATGCCGTAACGAGTCTTGAAACCGATCTTTGGTTGGAATGTGAATTGGTCAACTGCACGAACCATTTGCAATGGAACGTATGGGCAGTAGAACAAACCAGCATCATAAGGAGAAGAACCCTTATAACCAACAGTTACCAATTCTTGGTTGGCTGTGTAACCACCAAAATATGGGTCGATGTAAACTTTGATACGACCGTGCAATAGACCAGCGAAGGTATTGCCTGTATCATCAACTTGCAAGTCAGCTTGTAGAGCAGGTGTGTATGAAAGAACGCCAGCCATTGCCATTGCGGATGCAACGTCAGAGGAAACGATCAATACATTACCCTTACCACGACGAGTTTGCTTTGCGATAACGTTAGCATCGCGTTCGATTTGGAAAATCAAACCTTTGAAACGTTCAACAGACCAACGACCGTTAGAGTCAGTGTCCAAGTCGAAATAACCAGCGGTAGTTGTACCATATTGAGCACCTGCGACAGCAGTTGTGTAGATAGTACGGATAACTTCACGGTTAATTTCAGCAAGAATTTCTGTAGAAAGAATGTTGGACAATTCTGTTTCAGCATCCAAACCATGGATAGCCTTCAAGTCTTGTGCAAGTTCTAGAGAGTATTCTGCCTTCAATGCACGGGATTGAGCAGTAACAGTAACCTTTTCGATAGAGAAGGCCATTTGTTGGAAAATACCAGCATTATCAGCACCCAACAATTCAGCTTGTGCTGTAGGGATACCAACACCAGTTGTGAATGCGTTAGCAGCCAAAGATGCGATTGGGTTGGTAATTGTATCACCGGTTGTCGTGTTAGCGAAACCGTACAAGTTACCGCCTGATCCTAGACCAGTGAATTGTGTGTTAGCTTCGTTGAAGAATGCTTCAGTGTTAGCTGCACCTTGTGCGTTGTAACGAGCGCGCATTGCGAAGATAAGACCTGTAGGTCCTGTCATAGGTTGAACACCTGCAACGTCATAAGCGATCAAGTTTGGAAGTGCACGACGAACCAAAGAAATCAAGATTGGGTCGAAGTTGGAAACACCACCAGCAACGTTTGTTGGACCAGCATCAGCCAATTCGTTCAATTGTTGGCGATCTTGGCGCATTGCTGCTTGTTGGTTTTCCAATACAAGTGCTGTAACAGCTTTCTTGTATGGGTCTGCAATAGCTGTTAGTTCTGGGTGATCCAGAACAGGTTGCCATTTCTTTTGTAGTTCTTCTGTCATATACATGTGTGAGTCTCCTTAATTGGTATATAAATTTTATTTATAAAAATAAATTATTTCACAAGAGTTTGTGAAATTGTCTTAGCATATGTTTCCATCAAAGCGTCACCTGTGTTAGCACGAGCTTTCTTAGGTTCTTCTTCAATAGTCACTTCATCGTCAAGTGCAGCACTATTAGCAACTACAACTTCTGACTTAAAGTATGATTCTTTAAGAGTCACTAGTTTTGTTGCGAATTCCTCATCGTTGGTAAACTCCACACCCTCTGCGAGTGATTTCATTTTTTCCACTTGAGTCTGCGTTAGGCCCTCACACACTGCGTAGATAGCCTCAATTTTCTTTTGTTCGTTCAGTTCTTTTGTAAGTTCAACTGCACGATTGATTTGTTCATTCAAAGAACCTTCCAGTTCTTCAATTTTTGTTGTCAATTCTTCAACGATATCTACTTTTTCAGCAGGAATATCAATGTAGTGTTCAACAAACAAGTTGCGTAGTCCGCCAATGAAATCTTCTACGAGTTCAGCACGTAGACCTTTTTCAATAGCTAGTTTGTTTTCTGTAACCCATTCTTCGACCATGTAGTTCAGATAGTCATCAACTTTGGATGCCAAATCTTCTTTGATTGTTTCCAATTCTTCTTCAAATTGTTCAACCAATTTTGCTTCCACTTGTTCAACTACTTGTTGTGCCTTGGACATAACAGCAGCTTCAAAGATTGTTGTTGCTTTTTGTGCAAATTCTTCTGATAGATTTTCACCTTCTAGAAGAGCTGCAACGTCATCGGAAAGGTCAATACCTTCACCGTAAGATTGAATACCAACAGAACCTTTGTTTGCAGCCATCATTTGTGGTGCAAGTTTAGCCTTAACACGGTCACGAATGCTTGAATAATCAGTAGCAGGTGATTGTGTTGGTGTTACCAAGTCTTGGCGACCAAGTTTTTGACCATTGATAGAAGGAACAGCTGCACCAACTCCGTCTTTTTGACCAGAAACAGGAGGTGTTGCACCTGGAGGTGTTGCTTGTGGTGTACCTTTTGTGTAATTAGGCACTGGTTCGTTATGTTCTTCTGGTGATTGACCGATTTCACCGGCATCGTTTGTACCATAAGCGGTCTTGGAAGAAACGCGGTTGATACCTACTTCATTGCCTACATCTGGGTTACCGGAACGTGAACCGCGCTTTGCTGCCACGTTAGCTGCAAACGTTTCTTTAGAACCTTCTAAAATAGAACTAGCGGCTTCTGACAGGTTGAATTGTTTTGTCATTTTGAAAATCTCCTTGATTTTATATTGGATATTTATATTTAAAGTTTTTTCAGGAAATGTTCGAAGATTTGTAAACTAACCATTTCAATCTCTTTGCTTGTTGCTTTGCGAATTTGCTGCACAGCTTGAGACCTGTCTTGTTCAGTCCAAACACCATCTACTAACATCCATTCTTTACCTTCCATGATACCTTGTACAAAAGCACCAGGTGCGGAAGGGTCAGCTACTATATCCGCCGCTGTGGCCAGATAGAAATCGGCTTGAACTACATTAACACCGTTAACGTTTTTCAGAGAGCCCATACCTCTTGAAGAAACACCCAATTGCGCGCCACCTTCTATGAGTTGCTTTGCAATATTTCCCATTGGGGTTTCTAGTATTTTTGCTTTACCGATCCATTGGTGGCCTTCTTCTTTTAAACCAACAATAAGATGTGATACTCTATCTAGATTGATGGATGGTGATTCTGGATGACCCAGTTCACCGAAGGCTCTATTTTTATTGATATATTCTTCTGTATAACGTGATACTTCTTTACGCATTGTGTTAAATTCGTAAAGTCTACCGTTCCTATTTTTTCTTTCAGAAACCAGAAAAGGACCCTCAATGAAAAGGGACTTTTTGCCGTCCTTTTCCTCTGTTAGATAGGATACCGATTCGGTAATTTCTTTAATTAGTTTCATTTTATACCTTAAGGTTTAAGATTATAAGGAGGGTAGTTGAATGCAGCAGGGTCATTAAATTGAC